AAAATATTATCTCCACCAATTTCTTCATTCTTAGCTAATCCTGTGGTTAAAGCATATTGGAAATAATCTACATAAAATCTTGGTGTGCCTACATTTTGATACTTACCCATTATCTTGCCCTTTTCTTAATTCTATTTACAATAGCTTTTTGTTCTTTAGTTAGTTCAGGCAAATTATTCTTTTGCTTTAAAACTTTACTTCCTATTGTATATTTATTTTTTAAATCTTCCCACTTCATACCAGTTTCCCAATTACTATCTTGCCTTTGCCAAAATCCCAAATAATCATTGTTAATAGTAATATCTATTTTTTTACCAGTTCTATCAGAGGCTATACACCTATCTATCCTAAAAGTACCTTTGTAAGTAAATAACAGTTCAGACAATACATCTAAGCTCATACTAAAAATCATTAACTTGTTATTGCCCAAATAGATATTAAAATAGTCAGGCAAATTGCTTTGGATGTTTATTTTGCCTGTAAAGTGTATTTGTAAACCTACGACTTTATCGTTGGTTTCTAATACTACCTCTCCATTTCCGTAAGATATATCCATTAACCCTCCAATATAATCCCTATTACCGCAACTAAATCAACAACATCATAAAATCCATTTTGGTCTAAATCTATTTGATATTGAAAATCCTCTTCACTTAAAGGAGTTATTATTTCACTATAAGGTGTACCAAGGATATAAGGGATCATTATAATTATATCAACAATATCAGTTTCACCATTATTATCCACATCACCAGTTGGTGGGTCAGGCTCAACTACAACATCTCCATCTTCTTCAGGAGCATAAAAAGGATCATAAAGAGCCATATCGTGTTTATGTAATTGTGTTAGTTTAATTGTAATTTTATCTAAAGACTTATTTGTCTCAGTTATCATAAAATAAGGATATATTTCTTGCCCATTTCTAAATAAAGGAACACGCTCTAGTTCTCCATCGTCATTAAGCTCCATTACAGTTGTATATTTTTCACCATATAATAACATTCCTGCAATTTCATTATCAAAATTTACTATATCGCCAACTTCTAACTTTAAGTATTTAAGAGGGAGAGTAAGAGTAATGAGATTATGTTGGTTCATGTGCCAAGATAATAACCAGTTCCTTAATTGCTCGGCAGTATAATACTCCCTAATATAATCACTCTCTAATACTAGAGTAGAATCAGAATCATCAGAGGGAAGATTATAATATTCATAAATATCCGAGCCATCTCTTTCTCCTGGTATTACTAAATCTCCAACGCCAAATTCATTAGTAGAGTATACATAGTTACTTCCTGCATAATCTTTCCAAAAATCTACCTTTACATTGGTTTTGACATCTTCTAACTTTGTTCTATCAAATTTATAAGACAATACATCTAAATGTTCTATTGTTAAATCTACATCTTCTTCTGAATATGTGTCCTTGGTAGTTGCCCAACCAAAAGAACCATCAGACTTAAATCTTGGGAATGTTTTAGAAGACTTAGCTATATCTTCTATAAGTTTTTTAGAGTTAATTATTTCGTGTTGCGTAAAAGAATATCGCCAACCACGATGTAAGTCTTCAACTTCTTGAAACTCTTTTTCGTTAAAGTTTGCTTCGTAACCACATTCTTCAGTTAATATATGCTTAATAACTTCACTTGGATACATTAAGGGAAGAGTAGCTGTTAATGCTTTATCTAATCCTGTTTGCCCTAAACTATCTACATACTCACCAAATGGGATAATAAAATCAATTTCTCCATCAGGATAAGAAACAAAAACTTCTACTTCTCCTCCATCTAAGAATCCTAGTTCTTCATCACTTGTATATTCACCCTCTATTTTTAAGATTAAAGCATCTCCAATTAAATTTGCATTAGGATAAATATTACTATCATGCGATTCAATGCTCCATCGCTCAACTCTAATTTCTTTAGAACCTTGTTTTAATTTGTCAATATAAATTGTAGATTGACGATTGTAATTTTTAGAATATTCAAAATTAAATAATCCATCCAAAACTAGACTATTAACAAAATCACCTAATCCACTTTGCCCTTCTTGTGAGCTTTGTGGATCAAATATTAAATTTTCCACACCCAATCTATCTGATGGTCTGCCCCATACATTTGCATAAAAATCTTTATCTAAAATATTATCTACTTTAGCAGAAGCCCATACCTGCGATGAATATATTCTTACATCTACTTCTGTTGAAAATCCTTCAGAGTCCCACCAAGTATATCCTACAGTATCAGCACTTTGATTTACCCCCATCATCCTTATATAAGGAAGTCCAAGATTATAATTATTTGAATCTAATCCAAGAATATTATCTGAAACAGGAGCGATTTCATCATCCCCATATAAACTATCATATTCCTCTTGATTAGTACCAAATGTAGTGCCTGATGTTATATTGACACCATCTTCATCAAAACGACTAGCTGCTGTTCTTATATAACTACTAGCAGCATCTTCACTAAAACCAAAATTAGGAAGCTGCCAAAAATGTACAAATGCCCAAGAATTATCTTTTTGGAATATAGATACTAATGGTAGTTGTGTTGTTACCTCATAATTATCCTCTCCTCCATTAGCAATACTAACAGTTACAGTCTCTGGATTAACAATTTTTACTTTAGCTATTACTTTTTGCCAATCATTTGTATCGTCAGGATTAATCTCTATACCAGAAGGTAAAGGTAAAAAATGATATTTTAAAAACCCATATTGATAGTCATCTTCAAATACCCAATTCCCAATTTTCCTTGACCCTTTATATGTGCCTGTTATTTGAACGCATGAACTTGGATTATTATCCCATGCCCTTTCTGTGTTCAGTTCTTGGTCTGCTATAAAATCTTCTCCAATTTCAACCCCACTTTTAAATATGATTGAATTTTCATCCCCAACCGTCAACCCTCTTGACTTTCCTTCTACTTTAGCATATTCTCTTTGTACTAAAACCCTACCTTGGTTTGCGGCTGTATCATTTGCTGCTAATTGCTCTAAAGGAGTTTCATCTGAGTCATCATCTATTACTACATCATCTGCCCATAATGCTACAAAATCAAACCCTGTATTGTCTACTAATGGTGTATAATTTGCTATTCCACCTGTTTGATCAATATCAAAATCAATAGTAGTTTTATTATGTAATCCTAAATAAGCATCATTCATATGTATCCATAAAGGCACAGAATTGATAAAATGCTTACCTATATAAATTTTATTGGAATTAATTTTAGACATTGGCACTTTGTCTATAACTACGCTTTTTATAAATTCATATTCATCCATATCTCCATCATTATCTATATCGTATTCTGATGTACTTTCAAGCGAGACCACGCAAGGAGACCTATCTATTTTACCTATAACCATTGGATATGGCTTATTGTGGTACTTAGATTTAAAATCAGTATCTGGTATTATGTTCTTTGGAATATCTTTATGTATCTTTTGTTCGGAACTATCTTCAAGTACAAGCGTTAAAGTATTCTCTCCTTGATTTATTCTCCGTATTCTGCCATAATAAACTTGTAAACAATCTTCTAAAGTGTTGGCATTTTGTGTTTTGAAATATATATATGCCTCGGCATTTATAATCTCATTAAATTTATCACTAAACCTATTACCCTCATAAGGTGCATTAGATAGGTTTAAATTAACAGATGATATTTTATACTTACGACTCTCTATATCAATAGATTCTTTAATAGAGGGTATATTAAGCAAAAGAGGATCATAAAATAAACCATCAAAAGTTAGGCTTGTAGTAGATAAACCAATAAGAGTATCACCTTTTTCTATCCTAATTAAAGGCTGTATATTGGTAGTATGCCCTTGAGTGGCGTTATTAAATATTTCTTGTGTTATCATGAGATGCCGAAGTCAGCACCTTTACGAGCTGCCTCTTTAATTGCTTCTGCTAAATCATTTTCTACAAAGTCTTGTGTCATAATAGGATTGTTAAAAGTAATATTTACACCTGCCGAACCTGTTTGATTAATTCTATTCATTGTTTCTATACCTACAGATTCTACTGCTCTTCTACTCATTACAAATTCACCATTCTGAGCAAGTATTGGAACATTGTCTTGCCCCTCTACAACTCCACCTGTAGCAAATTTTTGTACTTTATTATCCTTAATAAGACCACCTGTATGGGCTATACCTAAAGCAAATTTTAATGCTCCTGGTAATCCAGGCATAAGTCCTGCGG